GCACCACCACCACCGCCACCATAAGCAGTTACACGAATACGTTTCAGATCTGTTTTACCAGATTGAGTCCATGTAGTATTAGTAGCAGTAATAAATTCCAACTTAGTATAACCACGTGGACGATCTTCTCGTAACAATGGAACACCACCAGCAGTTGCTCCATCATGGACTACTACCTGGTTTTTGGTTGTATCAACTGTAAGTTCTGCTTCTGCACCTGTAAATGTAGAGTGCTGTGCAGTCGTACCTCTTCTAAATCTAACTTGTTTTGACATTTTATTTCTCTCTCATTCTATATTAAACGAATCCGTAGATTTCTTGGATAATAACACCACCCTGTGAGCCAGCAGCACCATTACCACCACCGCCAGATCCAGTAATACCTTTACCAGCAGTACCATGGTTACCACCACCGATACCACCACCCTGTCCAGGAGATGCTATTGCAGAACCACTGCCAATACCTGCAGAAGCACCAAGATTGATAACACCAACTCCTGATGCAGATCCAGGAGCACCACCAGTTGCAGCTGCTGCATTACCGCCACCAGTGCATGTGATAAAACTACCAAATGATGTAGTACCACCACCAGCACCACCAATTGTAACTGTTACGTTAGTAGGAACTGCAGATGCTTCTAGCACAACAAATCCATATCCACCTGCACCACCACCAGCATGAGTACCACTATTACCACCTCCACCCCATGCCCAGACCATAATTCTTTTGAGATCTGTTTTATTAGTCTGAACCCATTGACTAGTTGCTGTAATATATTCTGTTTTAGTCCATCCACGTGGACGATCTTCACGAGCAGTAGGAATACCACCAGCTGTGACACCATTATGTACTACTGTTACATCTTTATCAGTATCAACAGTCACTTCACCTGCTGGTCCAACAAACACTGCATGTTGAGCAGTCGTACCTCTTCTAAATCTAACTTGTTTTGACATTGTTTTTCCTTTACCTTTTCAATTATTTACCAAGGTATTTAATAGTCATTTGCGTTAGATTTGGTGCGTTATAGTCGAAACCATAAACAGTTCTATTAACTGTTTGCCCAATACCATCACAAACGCCAATCAATCTTAGAGTTTCGTATTTTTGTAGATAAACCACACGATTCATAACAACGATATTTTCTGGAGGAGATGCTGTGAATGTATCAACTGATGAATTTGAACCACCAAGATACAGATACACGTCCGAGTCTGTGTATGCAGATACTAAAACTTCATACCAACCTTCCCAGTTGGTTACAAAATAACCACCACTAAAAGAACCCATACGAGTATCTAAAATTCTAGCTACTTGGAAAGGGATAGCTGTTGCTGTACCAAGTGGAATTGTTGTGTGACTATTTTTAACTAGATGACACATACCCTGTAGATTAGCCTGCATATTATCAAAGTCTAGATTGTTTCTAGTCGCAGCCAAGTGTTTAACACCAGCACGAGTAACACCATCAAAGATTGTGAATGTATAGTATGTTGGATCGATGGTGATATCACCAACAGTACCTTTGTTAACCAATGAAAGTTGAAAGTTATCTTCTGAAGAAGATACTGCAGTTGTGATTAAATCCCAGTCTTCTGATGTAACTACAGCATTAGTAATTAACGAATAATCTTCAGTGTCTAGGGATTCAATACCAGTTGGAACAATACTGAAGTTTGGATTTTGTGCTGTTGACAATGTAATCCAAGTTGATCCATTAGAATAGTAAATTCTTTGAGTATCTGCAACATACACAACTCGTCCAGTTGAAGTAGCTGCTGCAGGTAAGTTTGCATATAGAGCAACAGAAGTCAAAGTACCATTGTCCAATGACTCCAGTGCTTTTGCAAGATAGATAACTTCTTTACTATCGCTTCCAGAAGTTAAGGCATCCATTTTTGCTTGGATGACTGTTTCTAGTGATGAAATATTTACGGTCATTTATTATCTCCGATTATTATTAGTATAGACCCATTAGAGCGAAAGTTAATGCATCATCCGCAATAGCTGCCAGAAGAATCCAAGTAGTTCCACTATAGACTTCAATTGAACCAACTTGGCTGTTATAGCGCAAATCGCCCTGAGATGGTGTTACAGGACGTTGTGAACTATTTCCTACTGGGAGTTTTAGACGACCAGTGCCATCTATATTTAGGCTGTTTAGTACACCATTACGAGTATCGTCAATAACTGTACTGCCTTGAATTTTGATTGCCATCGTCGCTCCTTTTTATGAACTCGGCTTTATATCTTTATTTATAATTATTTGTTTTCCAGATCTTTAACTCTTTGATCTAATTCTTTTACTGAGTTAATGAGGAAAGCAATAATACCCAAATAATTAACAGATTTTACGCCATCTTTAGTTTCTACCAGCTCTGGTAAAATCTTTTCGATTTCCTGAGCGATAACACCATATGATTTCTTACCAGTAGATTTCCAAGTGAAGGAAACCCCATCAATTTGATTAAGTACATCTAATGAATTATTTAGGCTAGTTACGTTACCCTTAAACTGAATGTCTGATGTAGAATTAAAGTTTGCTGCAGTAATATCACCACTAAACACGTTACTTGATCTATCTAATTTAGCGATATTAGAACCGACTGATAGTGTAATGTTACCAGCCAAACCACCAGCATTTGTAATATCAATATCGTTTGCTGTAGCTACCAGTGATCTTGTAGTGAATGTATCAGAAGCACTTCTAACTACAATACCAGTTGTAGAAAGAGCAGAAAGAGATACCAGATCTAGATCGTATGCCTGAACATTAGTTCCAATAGCAACACCAAGATTAGCTCTTGCAGTTAGTGCATCTGGAAGGTCACTAAGGTTTTTTGTTCGTTCTAATTTATTATTGTTCAAACTCATGAAGTTTGCATCAACTTGACTATTTGTTAGAGCAACTCCAGCAATAGTAACACCAGGATTCGCAAAAGTGAAAGATGTACCAGAAACTGCAGTGGTTGCATTAGCAACTAAGACTAGTGCAGTATCACTGGTAATAGAAGCCACTGTTCCAATAGTATTACCATTATTTTTAAGTACGTAACCTGCTACAAGTTCTGTAGTGAAAAATGTACCTAGACCAGTAACAGCAGTGCTAGAAAGACTGGAAGTTATCGTTCCAGTGCCAGCTGTAGTTCCATCAACTCTTGTGGTAATTGAAGCCATTTATTGTCCTATAACCTTATGGTTTTACTCTTCGTAATTCGTCTATTGTGCTAAGAGTATTAACCTTTTTAGTGGCATCTCTTAATCTATCACGTTTGTCTACTGCTGCTTTCAAAGCAACTTTATTACCAGAAAGCATTGCATCTCTTAAAGCAATATCATTTTCTTCAAATAAGGCTTTTCTTTGATCACGAATACTTTCTTTAGCTATTTCTTTAGCCTTTTCCATATCTACTTTGATTGATATATTAATAGGGTCATCAAAATTAGCAGAAACTGCGCCATGAAAATCTATAAATCCATCTGGAATGTGTTCGTCATCGATGACAAGATATGCAGCACCAACTGGTACTGCAGATTCAATAACCTGTTCTAAAGTATACTGTCCAGTTGGAACGATTAAAGCAACTGTGCCATTTTCTTGTTGATAAATTATTTTTTGCATTATTCCACCACCACTGCTCTAATGTTACCACCACTACTTGTTATCCATGCATATATGTCAAATCTAGTAGTGTTAACATTTAATATAGAAAAGAGAGTATTATTGCTAATTGATAATTGATTTGTCGCACCTGCAACTATGTAATTGCCATTCGAAACAACACCATTATTTAATGTGACTCTAAAAATATAAACACCATTTATGTTATTACCAGTATACAGTCCTTGGTAAGTAACTGCTGTCACACCTAAAGAATTATTAATAGTGATAGCAACATTACTTCCCACAGCAACAAAATCAAAGTTTATATATGCCTTTATTCTATTTGCAAGATTGGCAGTAGTAAGTGCTGTTGCCACAGAATTATTAACATAAGTTGTAAGAGTTGTTGCACTTGTATCCACTGCAGTTTTAACAAATGCAGTAGTGGCAATTTTGGTACTATTATTACCTGTTGGTTGGGTCACTGCAGTTGCATTTGTAGGAATTTCTATATCACCAATAGAAATTGTTGGGTTACCAGAAACACCATTAGCATTTGTTAGAGTAAGTCCAGTTCCAACTGCAAGAGATCTAATTGTAGCAGTACCGTTTGCATTTCTAACAAGAATACCCAATGAGTCTGATGGAATAGCAGAAAGACCAGTAAGGATAGCTGATTGTGCCTGAACATCAGTACCTATAACTAAACCTAAATTTGTTCTTGCTGCATTAACATCGCTACCACCAGTACCACCAGAAGCTACAGCCAATGGAGTGCTCAACCCATTTATAGAGCCACCAGTAATATTAACTGAATTTGCTGCCTGAGTGCTAAGTGTTCCAAGACTTAATAGTGTTTTAATCCCTGCTACATCACTAACACCAGTACCACCATTAACGACTGATACAACACCACTAACATTAGTGGCATTTCCAGTAACATTACCAGTCAAGTTTCCAGTAACATTACCAGTAACATTACCAGTTAGACTTGCTGTGATTGTATTTGCTGCAAAATTACCAGAAGCATCTCTTGCAACAACTGTAGAAACAGTATTTGCAGTAGCGGTTGTTAATCCATCTAATTTATCAGCATCTAATCCAGAACCAGAACCATCTACTGTTAATAGTTTAGCTAATACATCTGCTGCTGTATACGAAGTAGAATCTAGTTTTCCAATTAATTGATCGTTAAGATACGCAAAGTTTCCATCTGCCTCTGCAATGGAAAGAGGTGAACCTTTTGTTGCTCGAAATATGATTGTCATTACTTACCTTTTATCTATTAAGGACAATAGCATAGTTTTAATGTCACTTAAATCTTCTTTCATACTATTTATTTCTTTTTTTAGAACTTGAATTTCTTCTGTATTATTCGTCAGTGTTTCATTTAATGATGTCTGTCTACTAACTCGATTTATATAATTTAAATATTCTTCTTTGTTAGTATTTATGATAGCGTTACTGGTCATGTCTCTGACCAGTGATGCGTTAGATTCTATCTTTACATATTCCATTATGCACAAGCAATCATACGGAAATCCTTAATGATAGGGACTGCAGAAGTATTAGTCGACTTCATAACAATCTTAACAGCTGCAGCATCAAATGAAGGTAGATCTGCTAGTGAATATGTTATATCTTGGAAAATCTCTGTAAAATTATCATAGTTTATAATAACAGAATCTGGACTTACTAAAGTATAATTAAGCTGATCGAATGGAGTTGTCGAACCAACATTGTTAATTTTATAGTAAACCTCAACTGCAGCTTCTTTAGGAATATTACCTGCAAATTGTAATCTTAAGAATTTAGATGGATTTTCAAAATTGATTTTTTTGGTAACATAAGCACTGTATGTACTACCTTCTAATGGCACAATCTCATCTACAAATCGTTCACGTTGAGTTAAAGTAATTGCAGTACCAGCAGCAACAGAAGAGAATGTTTTGTTTAATGTTACAGATGATCCATCAGCAGCAACAGCAATAATCAAGAATGTTCCATTATTACTTGTAGTTCCTGAACCCGCAATTGTTAGATATTTTCCAGGTATTAATGCTGTCAGTATCGCTTTAGTTGCTGTATCAGATGAAGTAATAGTGTTACCTGCACTAAATGCAATATTAGTATTAGCAGAAACAATCACGTTGTCATCAATACCAGTTACGTTTATATTAGCTTCTGTTGGGTTATTAATTTTATTACTAATAGCAATAAAACTTGTTCTATCAAGATCGATAACTGGTGACAATGCAGAATTAGTTGAAGAGATTAAAGCACGTACTGTTAAAGATTTAGCAGAACTTAATGCTGAAACCTGTTCATTAATTTCAGAAGCGACCATTCTAGGTGTAGAGAAATAATTTACATCATTTACAACTACTCCATATCCCTCAACATTATCTAATACATATGGAACCTGTGAAGCACCATCAACTGATTGTCCAGAAGTTGTTCTTATTGAAAAATCACATGCAGTTTCAGAGAATGATTGAACTTGAATACTTGGTTGACATACATCAAACTGAATATTTCTAGTAGCTCTAACAGAAGATCCTCCACCAAAACCAGTTGATGTTGGTGTAGTAGTAACAGTAATAGTGTATGTATCAATATCAACATTTGATATAACTTTATTACCATTCAACTCAGAAGCTGGAATACCATTGACTGCAGAACCAACTCCACTAATAGTAACAGTAGATCCTGGTGTCATGCAATGATCACGTTGCCATACACGAACTGTTGTAGTTCCACTACGAATCTCAAAAGGATCTACATCTAGTGTCTGTTGTGGTAATTTATCATTAGTGAATTCTACGTTACCTGGATTTGTCACGTCAAATTGGCAGCGGTAAATAGTAAATTTAATATCTTGAGATTGATCTGCTGTCCATGTAGAAGCATTTTGAGATTTAAACAATACACCAGCATATGGTTGTTCTGATATTGTTCTAGAAGTTCCAGGGACATTATCACCAACCTGTGATATCCAAACTTTATAGTTATTAGAGTCAGAAGCTAGCACAAAACAATATTCCCCATTATCTTGTACATATACTGGACTTGGGAATGAGAATTTGGTTGGTGTGTCATATGATCTTACAGCACTACCTTCAAGTAATACAGTATTATTAGATAGATTAACTTGACTTGGTGTTAGTGTAACACGACTGAATGGAAGAACACGTTTTCCAGGATATCCATTAACGACTTCACGAATTTCTAATGTTACAGGTATATTTGGATCTTTAGTGGCAAAGAACACATCAATGCTTGATATAAATGCTCCACCTGTAGATTGAACCAAGAAAGTTTGAGCAAGAGGATCCCACCAACCAGTATCAGAAATAACTCTTTCTGAAGTTTGTGTGATTGTTTGACTATCAGTGACTTGCTCCTCAACAATTAATGCATTACGAACAGAATTGATAGTTGCCTGTTTTGTTTCTAGAACACCAACTGCACTGTAATTAGCACGAGCACGAGAAGTAAATGGTAGAGTTTCATCAGGTTGATCGACAAGTTTTAACTCACGAGTACCACAGCGGAAACGAGTAATATCTGTGTTGGGGATATTAAATAATAGACTGACATCTCCAGCAGCGTTCGTTACTAGATCTTGTCCAATAGTTGCAATAACTGGAACAGCTGATACTTTTGCAGTAGCAGCTGATAAAGTGCCAGTAATAGTTTCATTAACTTGGAATGGTGTTGTACTACAGTTAACAATATGTAATGCATATATTCCAGTATCTGGATTAAACTCAGTACCAACAACTACAGCAGTTGCTCCAGAAGTTCCACCCGTAATAACATCACCACGATTTAGGCAAACTTGTGAGTCACCAGCAATAAGTCGTGCAGTTTCTGTTACATTAGAACCAACATTTGTTGTAGAATTAAAAGTACCAGAAGTTCCAGTAGTTCCACCTTGTATATAAAATAACTTAGTTGCAGGAGTGCAAAATGTAGAAATGTCTACATTATCAAAGAATGGATAAAATCTAGTGCTAGGTTTTAACTTCTTAATTTGCACTAAAATATTTCTTGATCTGATATATGGTATAGCAACACTAGATAAAACACGATCATTAACTAGTTGCTGATCTATTTTTTCTTGAATAGTTGTTTTAATACCAGTTCTTGTTTGATTGACAGGAGTTGCAGTCACCTCTGCAGTAATCTGACGAGCATTACCCCATGATGTAATACCAAATCTTTGGCGTAGTTGGTCTTGATTAAGATATACATCTCCCTGACGAGACGCCCAATTATTACCAGTTGTAAATACTACCCTACCAGCATTAACTGGTGTCCCAGACCAAACAGTTTGCCATGCATTCCAAACAGTACCAAGAACACCAGCTTTTTCTGCTAAATTCTTAATAGTATTATAATTACCTTCAACATCAATAATAATATCTGGACGACGATCAACTTCGAACCAATCGTCAGAAGATGGATTTATAACTACATCACCAATAAATGTAAAAATAGCAAATGGATTGATATTTTCTAGACGTGATGCGTACGGTTGTTCAACTAAAACTGGGTTAGCAACAACTGGTAAAGTGATAACATTACCATATAGTTTATAATTTGAACTAGCACGTGCAGTATCTGTAGATTTATTTTCTATTAAATTAACATTATGATTTGTGTAAAAAGGACGAAGATTTCTACCTTCCATATCAATGGCACACAAATAATCTCCAGATGTTGTATCACCAATATTGTGTCCAGAAAAATTATCTACAACAAATCCATTTTTATAACGATCTAGTCCAAGAGAATCAGTTATAGTCATAGATTCTGTTTGTTGTTCAAGCATTGTGAGTGCAGTATAATACTCTAAATTATCAATACGTTTCTCAAGTTTACCAATATCACGCATTGTATATCGTTTATTATCAATCTTCTCAATAGATACGCTAGATGATTCAGTTGAAAATGTATATGGTTCTAATATTAGATTGTAAAGAACCATATTTATTTGCGTTGTAAGTGGATCTCCAGGTATTAAAGCTGGTACTCCATCAACCACATTAAATTCACCAGCAGTATTTATTGTAATTCTTGATTTTCTTGGCAAATAGTAAACAAAATCACATACAATATCATTACCACGTTTAGGCATTAATGAAGATGTCTCTGATGCTGGAGTAAAAGTTGTACCATTATCATCAATACGAGGACGAAAATCAATACAGTCTCTTAATGGTGTTGTGCCATAAAAAGGGATAGCTTTGTAATCAATATTTGTGTATGATGAAACTGTGAAGAAATCACCAGTTCCATTATGAGCAAAAAATTCAAATTCTACTTGAATTGGAGCAACTGGTGGTGGATATGAACTCTTTAAAGAAATAGAAGCCAATCCATAATGAGTTGATCTTTGTCCATCATCGAAATGATAACGATCTGTAATATCAATACTATAAGTTGCGCCTGGAGACGCAAATGTTCCAGTCTTCATCTTTACAGCGATAATTTTAAATCCATCAGCTTTACCAAGATATAAATTTGCAGCAGTAGCAGTAGCCTGTGTAGTAAATGTAACAGGCGTTGCTGTGGTCAATACTTTTGTTCTTTGAGAATTAACTGATGAGCTAGATTTATTGACTGCAGCCAATACAGTCATAACTTTACCAGCATATGTATTTGCTAATTTTATAGTAATACTGCTAGTATTAGTGCCTGTAATATCTGCTGGAAGAACGATCGTTCCACCAGCAGTAGCGTCTGCATAAACTACAACATAATTTGAATTTGAAGCTGATGATGCAAATGTTCCAGCTGATGTTGTAATTTGTAAAGTACAGAATCCAGTACCACCTGAATCTGCAGTACCAGCAGTATTACTAAATTTCTGAACTGCTGTATATGTTATGTCAGATACACTCTTAATAGCATATTGAGGAAGTTGGAAAATTAAACCAGAATTTTGTGGTTCAAGAAGATCTGTAGAAAGTCTGTCAATAGTCACACCAGTAACTGTAACTGATGGAGTAACTGTTATCTCTCTCTGTGAAGTAATTGCATCTACACGAACACGTGTAGTGCCAAGATAGATGTAATCACCAATTTTTAAATCTGTTTGGAACGAAGTACCACTTCCAATAACTGTTTGGCTAGCAGCTGCAGTTGCTGCACCAATTAGTCTTGTTGTATTAGGTTGAATATCAGCAGTAAAGTTAATGTTAGCGTCTGAACGATCAAAGAAGAAACTCTTAACATCACGTTGGAAACTAAATCCAGAATTCAACTTAACATCAAATAATGATAACTTATATTGAGCAGTTTGTGTACCAATAGCACCACCACTGTCATATTCAAATGCTCTAACACGAGCAGTACCAATTAATCCACTGGGAGCGACACCAACTGACGCATTGACATAGTTGTACAAATTAACTATACTGAAGTTTTCAATAGGTGGTGCGCCATTAACATTGGTAACCAAAACATAGTTACCTACAGTAGCAGAGATAACTGAATTTACTGAAGTATCTTCAGTTCTAGCTTTATTAACATCGATATATGTTGTAGAAACTTTTTCAATTTCATAACCTTCAACATATGCCTTTCCAGGCTCAAGACCAATAGCTAGTTTAGATTCGTCACCACCATTCTCTGGTGTATAAATTCCACGATTATAGAATACATTATCTACACTTACTTGATATTCCCAGTTAACACCAAGTGTAGAACCACCATCGTATGATGTTCCAGATGTATGAGTTGGTCCAACTTTCGGGTTACCAATACCAACAGATGTTGCATTGTTTTTTGCTACGTATATGTATCCGCCATTAGTTACAACATCACCGATAAGGTATGCTTTACCAAAAGCCCATGCGCCACGATTATTATTTCTATGTTCACGAACATCGATATTAAATGGACGAACAGTGTAGTTACCAGATTCATCAAATGTTCTGCGTGCTAAAGTTTTTTCTAGTTCATTGTATTGGGTTGTTTCTACAATAGATTTATTTTTACCATCAACAACTCTAACAAGTTCAACAAAATCTTCATCTGCAGTAGAATTGATAGCTAATTTAGTTAATGTTAAATCGATGTAGTAACGATGAGCACCTGGAGCTGCATAGTTATAAGATTCTTGTGCATTGTCAAGAAGAGTGTTGTCTTCTTCTGGGATAACAATATCTTCTTTAGCTAAAACACCAACACGATAAGTTGGAGTGTCGCTGTACCTATCAAGAACAATAGTTTGCGCAGTTAGTAGGACAAAATGTCCTTTGATGTAATAAACACCTTGTTGAACTTGAGCAATAGATCCAATTCCAGTTGGTGCTGTTGCAAAAACTTGAACTGATGATAATGTAGATCCAACTGTTATATCAGTTAGAACATCTCCAGCAGTAAACACTTTTGTTGTATTATTATTTGTTTGAGAATTTGTATATTTTACAAATAATGTTGGAGGATTAGTGCCATCTGATCTAGCATAGTAGATGACTTGGGCTTTTAATCCATTTGTATTAGAAACTGTTTTACCAACGTATGTGGTTAACAACTCATCAGTTAATACACTATTGTAAGTAGACTCTAACTTAACATAAGAGATTGTCGTATCAATAGATATCTGTCCAGGGATAACCATCGAACCATTTTTGAATACATGCGAACCAAGTTTGCTAATTTGGTTATGCATGATGCTCTGCATTTGCGTAAGTTCACGTGCCTGAACTGCGTAAGATGGACGATACAAAATTCGATAAAACTTTTTATCTTCATCGTAGTCGTCGTAATATGGCTCAGTATTAAAATTGATAGTCATTCTTAACTCTTTTTCCTAATGGATTCTTTGTTATTTATCTTAAAACTTAATGACTGTTCTGAATGTTACAGTCTCACTTTCTGATGGGGTAAATCCTGCCTTATTATCAATATACATTAGCTGACCAGAATATTTATCTACAGTAGGATAACCTACAGCCAATGGTTTAAAGGAATTACTGTTACTATTTAGTAATGTATCAGAAACAGTAGGAGTATCGTTGTCCAGAGATTGCAACAATACACTGGTTGGAGAAGAAACTACAATTCGATAATATCTTCTCGGTGTACCAACATACATTAATACTGCAGATCCATTAGATAGATTTCCATATGTATGAGATGGTGCAGTAGAACTTGTAGTTCCATCTTCAGTAACTAGGTAAAGATTTTCACCATAATACACTTGATCTCCAACATTTAACGCAGTATTAGTGGTCCAGATATTCGCTCTATTAATAAACACTAAAGAATCTTTAGGGAATTGAGTTGTATCAATCGGAGATTGAATCACGAAACACCCAGAACCTATTAGAGACGTAAATCTATTTGTAGTACCATATGCATATGGATTTTTAACAATAGCTACCTGTCTGTAGTCGTTATTGATACTTAGTCCTTGATTTAGATCATTAGACATATTTGTGTAGAACATTAGTGTTCTAGCAAACAATTCATCTGGTGAGTTTCTTCCATGTCCACCGAATGGAGGCATAATTGCTCTAGCCTCAGCACCAAAACCATTACCAGTGATAACAACAGTAGCAAATGTGTAAGCACTACCTCTGTTTGTTATGTTAATTTTACTAATAGATCCATCGATAGGATTTATAACTGCTTCTGCTGCAGCGTCAGCTCCATCGCCAATAATATTTACTGTGGCTGTACCGTATCCATATCCACCACTAACAATTTTAATAGCATCTATAGCACCAGCCACAGAAAGAATCTCATTATTAGCTTGTAATGATTGAATACTACCAACAGCAAGGTTTGCTGCTAGTGATGCTCCATATCCACTTGTAGAATTTACTGTTATTGCAGCAGTAGTATAACCAACACCACCATCAACGACAGCAACGCTTTCTATTTGTCCATTTTCAATAACTGGTACTAATTTAGCATTAGACTTAGCAGTAAAAAGAGAATACGTAAATCCTGTTCCAATAGAGACACTTACAGTCGGAGCCTTTGCATATCCAGAACCAAATTTTCTACTGCATGTGGCAGTAGCTGGTGTTCCAGCGAAGGTTAGGGTAGCCTGTCCATTCACAACGCTACCAGTTGTATGAGATGGTCCAGTTGAACCAAGAATTGCATTTGTTTGAGATACATCAGATACAGTATATAACTTACCACTATAGTAAATCTGATCATAAAGATGAACAGTACCACCAGAAGTCCATTCTGTTCCAAATGTAATAGTTGGGTCAGATGTATAACCTTTACCCTGATTAATTATATCTACATATAAAACAGATGAACCATTCATCTGACAAAACGCTGATGCTCCAGTTCCGCCACCATTAGTTATATTAACAGTAGGAGCAGATGTATATCCACTTCCAGCACTAATAACTTCTATGTCTTTTAAAGAACCAATAAAGTTAATGGCAGAAATTGAGCTTCCAGATAATGTGGCAGTAGCAGTTGCAGTTGTTCCAAGATATTTTAGAACAGCAGTTCCCTTTGGAGTTGGTTTAACATATACTAGTATAGCTGTCCCATCACTAAATGGAACAGTTGATGTTCCCGTTGGTGGTGTTCCACTAGTAGTTCCAGCTTGAGTTACTTGATATAAATTATTATTATAATAACGCTGTGCACCCAATGTAACTGCTGTATTTGCTGTCCATAAAACACCTATAAAAGAATCACTTCTAACAAAACCATTGGTGTGAGAAACTTCTACACCACCCAGAGTTCCAGGACTTGCAACTTCATAAAAGTCTTTGGTAGAATTGAAAATTTTTTGACCAAGAGAGACACTGGAACCTCCAACGAATGCAGAAGCATCTGTAAATGGATCAGAAATAGTTACTACAGAAGATGGTGTATAACCAGTACCACCTGTGTTTACAGCTAAATTTTGAATATAAATTGGATCTATTTCTCTATATCCATCTCCATCAACAGCGATATTAGCACTAATGTAGTTAGTTCCTTTAGCATTAATAGTTATAGCTTCTAACTGTCCGTTGCTATAAAATTGGTTGGTTAATGCAGAAATAACTGGCATATGCTCATTTGTCACAAACTTATTTCTTAACCCAATTGGAATATTATACATATATTTCCAGATATATCCATCTGGCATTAAGATTGGATTGGTTTGAGTTCCACTTGGTTTGAATGTAGAAAGAGAATTTTTATTGTTATCCAAACACTTATATACATTAAAATCATCTGTCAATACATAAAACTTAGAATTTTCTAATTTATGTGCTCCATTATTTGGAGAAATTTCAACAACTGCAGTCATTATACCACCAGTACCACCTCCACCAGTAATAGTTACTGTCGGTATAGAAGTGTATCCACTACCTGTTGCGAATCTCTGGACTCCAATTATTTTTCCAATAGCAGTGTCAACAATTGCTCCATAAGAAGCACCAGTTCCACCTCCACCAGTAATAGTAACAGTTGGTAGTGATGTATAACCAGAACCACCATTTTTAAGATTTAATCCAATAACTTCTCCACTATAACTATCATCATACATATCATAAACTGTATTTGATAACCAGTTTATTCTATCTACAACAAAAGATACATCAGAAGAGTTGATAGATTTATATGTTATAGCTTCTGTTCTTGTGGCTCTTTCATATGCATAACTATCAATTGGGTAAGGTGGATCATCATCAGTATTCCATGGAATGGTTTTACCAAGCATGTAATAGTAATTAGACTTTTTAGTCGTGATGTCTCGATACACACCTTCTGCAAGTGATTTGTGTAGAATTGATTTAATTAAGTATGACGTAGTCATTAGATCAGCCTGTCTTAAATTAGCTTACTGTGATAACCCATGTAATAGTAATTTGATCGCCTGAACCTTTGTTAACTATTGGGAATACAGTACGGCAAAGCATTGTTCCTGCAGTAGATGCATTAAAAATACCAGCTTCAGTAATAGCACCATCACCAGTACCTGCAGGAAATGTAGCAGTATAAGTGATTGTATTATTTAGAACAGATGAAGATGAAAGAGCGACACGACCAGTTTGTGTCAATGTAGTGTTTGATACATCAGCTGCAGAATTTCCAGTTCCAATACCCATGTGAGTCATTGAAACTGGTGAATTTGTAGTGGCGACCATTTTAGAAGCGATATAGTTCTTACCAGTTGTAACAACCAAGTTAGACACATAACGCTCATCAATTATCTTCCCACTTTTATTAGTTTTAACTAGGTGCACACGACCAGTTACTTTCAAGCCTTCAGCAATAGAATTAATATCCATAAAGATCTCCTTTTTTAATTAGCTACTAAATGTAGCATCTCTGTTATTTGAATAATGCTCAGAGAAATAGCTACCATCAGTATAAGAATTTAGTACGACGTAACCACCATCTGATTGTATAGTGATTTGATTCGGTAACATAGTATATTTAGTATTAGTATTTAACTCAATTAAGACCAATGTATCTTCTTGGTCTGCTAGATTAGATGATTGAAACTTCTCCTGATCAATTAAAACTGATTCTAAAGTGGTAAAATCACTAGTTTTAAACAAACCTGGAGCTAATGTAAACTCAGAATCAGTTAAAGTTACTGAGTCTGTTTTGTTGGTATTATATGATACAGAAAGTACATCAGAACCTTCTGGGAATCCTGTGTATTCTTCTGAAACACCTTTACCAAAAATATTGGTAACAACACTAGTTAATGGACTAGTCCCAACCACAAAATTATTAACTGTAGTTTCAGATAAAGTAAAATCATCTGTAGAAAAAGTTTTAAATGTGTGGATTGATTTATCGTCTGCAATAGTAACACCTGGAGAATCACTTAGACGAAGAATCAGAGATTTAATCATTGATTCAATTTCTAGAGCTAAGTCTACTTTAGTTGTTACGTCAAACTCACCGAATAGTTCTACACCAGCTGGGTGTAACATAGTCTTAACAGCAGACTTATAATCATTTAGACGCTCATCTAATCTAATAACATATGAAAATGCTTGATAAAACTCACTGTCTTGAATAAAGATAGAATCAGAGAGGAATCCATTATTCGTTGCGAAATAACCAGGATATTTCGCAACAGCATCTAATTTAATCTGAAGAACAGCTGGATCTTGAGTGGCACTTGCTGCATTAACTGATGTTGTTTGAAATTCAGAAAGTAATGTACCAGCATATGATCCATCACACCAGTCTGGCGTTATATAATCTGGTTTAGAGATGAAACCCTTCTCGTTAAACTTAATAGCAGGGTCTTCCATACCAACATTAAACTGATTTAATCTTAATTCAGCATCATACTGTGAGGTTCCAATTGGATAATTAACAGGTGTTGGGTTAAGTCCATTATCAATAGTGGACAATGTGAAAACAGATTCAGTACTGAATGGTCTATCTGAAGAAGCCAGTGATGTTGTAGGTAACAAAGCAGATGTAAAATCTGTCAGGTAGTTAACGCCAAATTTAATAATCTCTGCGTTTTTAATCCCACCATTATCATCTATTCTAGTTATCTTGATTAAAGTGCTGGTTCCAGTACTACTTTGAATTTTAAATAACTGTCCAACTTTAAAACCAGATCCAGCATAAACAACATTAACATGAACTGGAATGGCAAGAATTTCTGCCTGAAATAGATCAGTATATCTGATCCTATTACCTGGAGCAATAACACCATAGTACTTTCTATCAATGAAGAATTCATATACATTACCACCTAAAGCAACAATTCTATCAATCTCACCTTCAATGTCTTGTCTTCTATCAATAGGCACTTTAATAATCGTAGAACCAGTTTCAATTTCTACAATTTTACCAACGACATCCTGTGGATTTCCATATTGAACTTTAGCAAATAAAGATACATCTTGATTCCATCTACCATCAGAAGCACGCAATAGTTGCTGACCAGGATATGATAGTTGTACTTCTTTATTATATAAAAGTTTAAACAACAACTTATATGATGCTTCACTACCTTTAGCTAGGTATAAGTCTTTAATGCGCTCTATGTAAAATCTATCATCCTGAACAATATTTGGAAGATTATATGCTAACTCTTTCTTAAAATATTGAACAAATTGATCAAGAGTTGTATCTAAGTTTCGTGTTTCAGCATAATCTAAAAGTTGGGTTTGTAACCACTCATAGTATGCTTCAACGAAAGCAACGAATGTTGGATAATCTTCTCTGACAAACTCAGGAATCTGACGAGAAACTAATGATGATATTTTATTTCTAGACATTATCTAACAGATGTAAATACGTAATTCTGACCAGCTTCTAAGTTACCACTAGATGACTTATCTGCGATTACAGAGATATTTAAATACTCTGGATCGATTTGAACAATTTGATTTAGAGCAGAAACAACATCGTAAGAAGAGGGTTTTATAGTTATCTCGAATGCATCTTCAGCCAAAGAAACGATGTTAAGATTTTTAATGTTAATTAAACCAGTGCTATAAGAGATCGTTCCGATAGTTGCATTAACAACTATTTTAGAAAAGTTAGTGTCATAATAGAACAGACGAATATTTCCTTTTTCATCGTCGTCAAGATAGTGCACAACAGTACTGTTAGGAATTAAGAATCCAGTAGACTTAAATACGTCGCCAAGATTGTTACCCTCTTGGCTGATAGGATTAATCAGATTGATAGTATACTCTGAGTTTAAATTATATTTTGGAACAATACGTCTAGTGATAGTTAACTTAGTCACGTTGTTGGTGATAGAACTATCTGATGCATCAATAATGCTACTCAATCTAGAGAAACGAAGAAGACCATCAAATTTCTTAAGATTGTCATCGTTATAAGAAATTATTGCATTTTTAACAATTGTTGTTAGTTGTGATGGTGTTTTTGAAGTGTTTCTATCATTATAGTAAACAGTACAATCAATATTGATATTTAGATAATCTGGATCAACAATTTCTGGTGTTATTGAAACGACATTTCGTTTTAATAAACTTGATACCAAGTACTCTTTCTGTAAGTTTGTTAGTTTAGTACTAGTTGTTGGTTTTACACAAATAAAAGTCTTACCATAGATCTTAGGGATATTGTTCTCTCCACCCCAAACCTGTACAGTTTCAGTTTCTGGTAAAATATTGCGAACTAACACTCTGTAATCTTCTGGAGTGACTGCTCTATTCTGTGCAGCATATGTTCTTGGTGCATTAAATTTAATAGAAGAAATTGATTCTGAAGCTGCACCACCACTAGAATTAGAGACAGTCGCAACTGTTAAATTGCTACCAAGAAGTGTAACACCACCATACAGAAATGATTTAACATTATTAGCTTTTTCTAAACTAGAAACAAAATAATCTAAAGTAATAACATTACCTGGACTAAGCGCAGTTCCTACAACACCATCACCAAAATTTAATTCGTAAAGACCATTATCAATTTCTTTAATAAAGTACACATTTGTACTTTCATTGGCTACAACTAAATCTTCTACTTTACTGAATACTGTATACTCATCACTAGATGCTGTTTCTTGAACACGAACAGCCAAAGTCGAGAGATCAACATTTGAATTCGGTATAATAATTCTTTGACCATCAGTATAAGTATATTTAAATTTTAATGGAGTTCCTTCTACAATAGTTACATTAGGAAATTGATAAACACCTAAACTATTTTTAGGCACTGTCAACGCACCTCTATTATAAAATATGTATGTTTCACCATCTACAGTTGCGCTAAATGGTTGATATGGAGGAAGTGTCACAACTGCAGGGTTTGATGTTGGACTAGAGATAGTAATATTAACTGTTGCAGTTGAACACTTTGCAGAAACTGGTGTATAACCTAACATCTTAGCCAGAGAAACTACAGAAGATCTTTTACTTGCAGAATCTAAGAACATCTCATTAAATGCAAGATTAGTATAAATGTTATTGTAGTGAGTATTATACGCCAATAGATCAATGAGGACTGCCATAGCAGATCCTTCAAAATCATAGTCTGAAAATTCAGACTGTCCTTTGAGATAGTTCTTAATGTTTAATTTGATAGCGTCAAAGTCTAATTCAGCTACGCTAATTCTTTTATTGTTTATAGCCATTTATCGAGTTCTCTCTAATACTATTTCTACAGAAAGTGGGTTTTCTGTATTTACTATTTTAAATTCTATTGTTACGTTTACTGTGTTTTCATCCCTTAGATCATAAACGATAACGTCTATGATTTGAACACGTGGTTCATAGTTATTGATAACATCTATAATGGCTCTCTTAAGAGAAAGAGCAAACATAGGTGTAGGTAGTTCGAACAAAAGTGCTCTAATTGGAGATCCAATTTCACTATGGAAGGGTCTTTCATAGTGTGCGGTTAGTATCAAATTCTTAACGGCAGATTTTATGGCATTTTCATCAAATTTACGTGAAATGTCTTTAGTCACTGGATGAGCAGTGAAGTTAAAGTCTAAGTCTGAGAATGTTCTTGTGTTGAGTGCCATATTAGTTATTTAGGTTATTCTATAAACGAATTTGGAGATCCTTCGCCACATGCATCACCACATGTTATATTATCACCTATTCTGGCTGCAGGATTTGCTTCTATAAAGGTTTTTGATGCCCCAGAAGAAGGGTTACGTATTGATTGTTCATGCACTACTATTCCACAAGAATGTGACTCATGTTGGCACGCATTACTTACGACTCCTGCTAGTATTCCATTAAAAAATGTTTTAGAAACAGGAGTTACAGCCAGTTTTGTGGGTGGAAAACACCCATGGCCAGTGCTCATATCATTAAGTCTAATTACTGCTGGCATTATAGAGTGTATCCTACAAAAGTTTGTAAATTATTTTTACCTTCAGTCCAGTCATTAGAAACAATTATAGTATAAATCTGAGAAGCTGCAACAGTTCCGTTAGTGTTCATGGCGTCTGCTCTATATGTGAAGTTTTTATAAAGAACTAAACTGGCTTTGTAGGAAACCATTTCGCTTAACTTATTTAAATCTATTTGCTCAAATTTCGGAACTGTGATAAATGTGTCTGTTTTAGTTCTGTAAGTTAAAGTATTATCAAAGCTATCGTAGTAATATCCACTTATGGATCCACCAGAAATTACTATGCTATTTGGATTAGTCTCTAGCGGAGTTATAATAACACTTAAAGATGCTGGAGGCAATATAGTAGCATAGGTGACAGTGAATGAGAAATTAGTATTTTCATTCACTGTTCCTAGAGTTGTTGATATAGGACTAAATGCCATTATGTTTTACTTGGTCGCCAGATTCCAACGATACCACCCCTTGCTTGTGTCCATCCGCTCGCCCAACTAATTGTACAATCACCTGAGTTTGGATTATTGTCTCTAGATTTACCACCCTGATTTCCACCAACAAAAGTTAGTTTACCATTTTGTGCAGTATAAACAAAGTTGACATGACCAAAGTCCCACAAGACAATATCACCACCTTGTGCTTCAGCTGGACTAACTTTTGTTGCATTAAACTTACTAGCAGAATCTCTAATTGCCCAAGATGACGCTGTTTGATAATAACGGTATCCGCATTGTTTTAATGTCCAAGCCACAAATCCCATACACCATGGAGTTTGATCGTTTCTCCAATATGACTGACTTGGGTATCCAAGATCAACCCAAATACGAACAATATTTGGATTGGATGTACCACCATTCATACCTGTTTCTCTCCAGTATCCATTCTTTGCAGTTAGTTCTAATTGTTTCTGTAAGAATGGTGGTATATCACCAGCAACAGCTTCAGATTTTAAACTCTGTCCAGTACCAGAATCTTTAGGTGTTGGGGGTAGATTAGGTTTAACACCATTTTCCTCTGCCCTTGGATTATAATATTTGTCTGGATTTGCCACATAGTCATTAATAACTGCGTTGTTTTCATTTTCAATAACATATTTTAGTTGAACTGGTGGTGATGGGCGAACAGGTGTTTGTAGATAACTAAACTGATTTGGTCTAGCTTCTCCTACTTCAATAAAAGATAATCCAGTTGCTTCGACTACCGCTTTATCTGCAACATTACCAAAGTCACCACGTGCATAGTCAAGACGCATATTACCATCACTTTGAAGCTGCATTGATGAAGATCCAGTTATCAATGTATTACCATCTGCAATTGCGTTTATATTTCCAGCAGTTTTAAATCCTAAATTGGCTGCTTCAACTATGTAGTTACCAGCGACTCTAGTTTTCATATCACCACCAACTGATAGATTTAAATCGCTGGCGACAGATATATCTGCTTGATTCTTAAGATTAATAACAGAGTGTCCTTCGACTTGTATGTCTGCGCTACCTTCTACTAATATATTAACACCATTACCAACAGTTAATATACAACGACCACCAATATATATTGAGCCATTATTATCAACTATAGTATATCCATCACCTACAATTTTATTAACCTGTGTACCATTCGCATCAATATCTAAGAAAGTTCCTTGTCGATGATACAGACTTATATTCTCATTATTTGGAGTATCATCCATAACAAACAAATGACCAGTTTCAGACTCATAAACTTTAGAATACGGATATTGACCTCCAAATGGAGCAATTGGTTGCTCCCACGTATCAGTATCATTTGCAATAGAAATTTGTTTTGTTCTGGTTGAATCTTTAAACTCAATAGCAGTTTCTTTAATAATACCACGAGCAAGACGATTCGTGTCTGGCTCATCAATTAAATTTCGTAACGGATATTTTTGATTCGGATCTTGAAATCCTATAGATCCTGCAGAAGATCTATCTTCTAATAACGCAGCTTGCTTTAATGGAGGAAGATCTTTAACTTCTTCTTTAGTATAAGTTTTTTGGTCATCCGCTGTAGGTTTATTCGTAGGATCAACAGTAACTGCAGCCCCAAGAAAATATTCATAATATTTTTGTTTCTTTTTATATCCAGTACCATTAGCATCTGCGCCAGTGCGTTTTAATGCGCTTATAAAATAACCTGGATCATTTTGATTATGTTTAACAAATAGAGCATAAAATGCAACAGTGGCAAGAGCAGCTACTTGTGGATCATCAATTAACGACTTAGGTTTATTTACAAAGTCAACTGCGATTCCTCTTGTTGATAAAAACGCTTGTAATTTTGTATATAATGCTTTACCTGTAATTTGATTAAATCCACGACCAAAATACTTTGCTCCATCATCTGCACCTTTGTGCCCAACTAATGATCCATTTCCTTCAGGTGAATATATCTTTTTAAAGAAATCTTCTCGTGTACCTTGCCACTTTACATATGGTTGTGCAGATTCTACTGTTGGAAATGTTCTACGGAAAATTTTCGATAAAGTTTCTGCACTACTATAATAGTATCCTTCTTCAACAGGCAACCAACCAGATTCACCACCACAAATACCTAAAATAGCACACTTTGCATATTTTGATGTTAACCCAACTTTATCGCATGCAGCAATTATATGTTTAATATTTTCTTCTGCTTTTGTTGGATTTGATGTAGACTGTGGAGGTGGTTTAGTTGGTATTGCTTGTTTAAGAACATCATCTGAAGGTTTGTTCGCAACAGGCTGCTCTTTTATGTCTGGTTTATTTGGAGTTGGAGGAGATTCAACAGGAGTACCTAAGGTAGTTGTTATTGTATTACCAGAAATGTCTGTTAAATTATTATCAGTAGAATCCAATACATTAGTTCTTGAATCATCTTCTGCTAATTCTGCTGCTTTTGATTGTGGAACACCACCCAGCGTACCCATCATAATTGGTTGCTGTTGATCTACATCTGCAAAAATAATAACTACTGTTGTACCTTCAACTGGACCAATAGGGGATGTTCCGATACCATTCATTCCAGCAGATGTTACTGGCTGTAATGGAGTAGACCATGGCAAGTCAGAAGTTGGAAGTATAGATTTATCGTGTGTATGCAACCCAACTATTCGAACTTGACAACGTCCTATTTTTAATGGATCATTTCTATTTTCTACTATACCATAGTAAAAGTTCATATTAATTCCTATTCAAATCTATCTGCAATGATTCTTTAATCAATTCGATATTACATTCATGTTTATCTCTATCAATATAGTGATTGATAGCAGATATCAGGTAATATCCTGAAAACATTTTATCTACAACATCAGTATCTTCTTTTGATATCGGTTCAATCTTGTTAAGTGTCACAGAGACCTTTTGTCCAACTGTGTAATCTATTCTACCCATAACAGTAATATCTAAACGATTAGCTTGGGCTAACTTCATTAGAGATAGTCGTTCCTGTATTGTTGAGTAATTAGAAGTATCTCCGAATCCATTAAACTGCCCATATGTTCTAGGATAGTTTATTATCATAGAATTATTTCTAAAAATAGATTTATCAGAATTAATAGGATAAGGGTTTAGGTGTTTTTGTTTATCAAATCGTTGAAACATATTATATGTTTTAACATCATATTTTTTTCTTGTTATATCATAAGATATAGCTTTTGAAGATAACATACCAGATCGTATACGATCCATATAATCATATCCCACAGGAATACTTATCTCCATAATACGCTTAAAGTCTTCTGGAGTATTTCTAGAATCTTTTCCGCTTGCATCACTTTCTCTGGTATATCTGTCATATACAAAATCTTGATACACTCCAGCTTCATATAAAGCATCTAAAGAAACAAAGTAAAAACCATCTCTGTTCTCGAAGAAAGTATAATTAGGAGAATTGGCAGATGCATTAGATGTTAGAAATACTAAATTTTCAACTGGTGACCAATAATTAGAAATATATTTTAAACTGTTTACAGTGGGTTCAACATATAATTGTTTTTTACTCTCAAGTCCATCTGTTGTACCTGTAACAAAAGTTTTAACTATATCTGATATCTTACCACTAAATACCCTACTAATTTTTTTATTTAAATCTACAATAGCTTCTTGAGATATAAAATGTAATTGATATACTACAGAACGATCTCCAACCAATTCTCTGTTTGTTAGTTTGTAGATATAAAATCTAGACTTAACATTACCACGTTCAAGTGATGGAGTTGTTATCTCTAACTCAAGAAATTCTTCACCAATGAATGGGAATAGATTGACTAAATCTAATGATTCTTTAATAATCAAACTTCCAGTTAAGAAAGGTGCAAATAAATCTTCATATAACTGTAGTGTAATAATTTGAGCTGAGATATCCTGATAGAATCCCTTTGATGTTATAATCTGGGCTTTATCAATGCTGACATCACCAGCAAACCTAATTGATGAACTGGGTTGCATTATAATAGATCTTTAAAGTTTTTCAATATAGTATTTAATAATTTCGGTGAAACTAACTTTATTCTTCTTTTAGTTTCATTTAGTCTTCTCTCATATTCATTATTAGAAACTGGATATGCATCTGGATCGTCTGAGTTTACAACAAACCCATCAGAATTTTCATAGTGATGTATAGCATTAATGTTAGTATACTTGTCCTGTATAACCTTAACCAATTTATGCTCTTCTAATGGAAAATCTGTTAAGTAATCAACAGCATCATTGGAAAGCATAACTACCCAATGATACTTAGCATCACCATAAATCTTTTCAGCTATGATTTCTGGAGTCTCTCCATCTTCAATATCATACTCATCGTATATCGTTACACTGGACAGAATCTCTTTACGTACTCTTACGTTTCTAGTGATGTCAGTAACAATAGAAGTCTTTAATGTATCACCATATTTGAAATCATATAAAAAATTTGGAAAATCTTTGAAGTACATTATAGACCATCCTTAACTTTATCTTTGGTAAGAAGTGCAAGCTCACGGAACGATAGTGTTACATTAATCTGTGTGGGCATACCATCCTCGAATGTATTGAAAGTACCATTAGGTGTATAGTTAACATTCATTTCTGTTAGAACGCAAGATGTATGGCGATGAAGATGTAAGTTTTCTTGGGTTCCTTGATAATAGTAAATATCAAATTCAGAAGGGTAGATATAAACGAAGTTATTCGTATCTTTGAACTCTGGATGCATATGATACTTAAACTCTTGAATAATCTTCATGACATTCTTAGCCTCAGATTCATTTCTTGGAAAGAATTGATAATCAAAAGAGAATGTTCTAAAATCTACACCCTTAAATACTTGTTCCTTTTTAGGGTTTGCAGCAATACCAAGAGCAGCAGAGTTAGCTCCAGCATTTGGTCCTTTGGATAATGCAAAGTTAGCTAGAACAGCAGCACCAACACCTTTAACATCGCTGCTTTTACCTTCTGAATCAACAGCCTTCATAATCTCTTCAATTCCTTGACCAGCTGCTTGCAGCATCATAGTGTCATCATCAGACCACTGCATACCATAACGAATAGCTAATTGATTCGGTGTATGTAAAGCAATAGCAGTTTTTAGTCTTTTCTGTGAACGAGTTGCGTCTGGTGCCAAAGTTGCAGCAATACCAAGACCAACTGTAGGAATGTTGGCGACAAGAGCACCTTTAACTGGTGTTGCTACAATGCTACCACCAAAAATACCAGCTAGAGTATTGACTGCAGCATTAGCACCAATTAACTGGTCTTTAGATAGATTAGAGGCAATTAAATCTCCACGATCTCTTCCCTCAGTCTGGTCTAGTTCAACTGTAGCTGCAGCATTAGAACCTTTAAATAATTTAGAATCACTGGCAACATTGATATAAAACACTACATAATTACCACCGTATTTCGAAGACATAAGGTCTGCAGGATATGTATAGTTTGTTATATCATATTTCCTTGCATTAAATGTTGTTGCACCACCACGTGGAGTATATAGATTAGGTTTTTGTTGTGGTTGTTTTTCTTTTGTTGTTGCCATTTTTACCTTTAGCCTAAATAAGATGATTATTCTATCACATATTTATGTTCCATAAAAGACGATACGTCCCTGTATTTCCAGAAAAGTATAATGGAGACCCAACTAATATCATAATGAGATCTAGTTGGGAGACTAAATTCGCCTCTTGGTGTGATAAAAATCCAGGTATCATTAAATGGAGTTCTGAAGAAACAGTAGTTCCATATAGATGCCCAACAGATGAAAAAATTCATCGTTATTTTATAGATTTTAAAATTACAACTAGTGTTGGGAAAACATATCTAGTGGAAGTTAAACCAGCTAAACAAACTCAACCACCAGAGTATCCTGGTCGTAGAACTCAGAGATATTTAGTTGAATCTTTAACATTTATGAAAAATCAAGCTAAATGGAAAGCTGCAGATGCCTACGCAAAAGATCGTGGTTGGGAATTTAAAATTATAACAGAATATGAGTTAGGATTGGCAACTAAATAACTAATATGGCCACTTTATCTATTAAAGACGTTTTCGAAAGAAACAAGTACGACTTACAGACAGCTGCTGTTAAGTCTAGATCTTGGTTCGAGCAACAGGTTTACCAATTGGGTAGGCAGAATTACACACCTCCTAGAATACTAAATGGTAATACAGAACAAAATGTTAGCAATATAATCCCTGGAAATTTGTACATGTACATGTACGATCCAAAACTAAAGGCTACACTACCATACTATGATAGATTTCCTCTAGTCTTTCCATTTAGTAAAACTCCAGATGGTTTTATCGGATTGAATATGCACTATCTTCCATACCAACTTAGAATGGTTTTATTGGATAGACTTCTTACCTTTAGAACTAATGCTAGAATGGATGAAACTACTAGGTTAAGATATTCTTGGAGTACTATAGATGGAGTTTCTAAATTCGCAGCTGCGCAACCATGTATTAAACGATACTTAAATGATCATATTAGAAGTAAGTTTAGAAAAATTAATGCAGATGACTGGGCTACTGCAATGTTGCTCCCAGTAGAAAGATTCGTTGGGGCTAGTAAAGAAGCTGTGTGGCAAGAATCAAAAAGAATAATTAGAAGATCATAAAAATGATAGAACAATTTATAGCTGACATTAAAACTAGAGGTTTGTCTAGATCAAACAGATATACTGTTTCATTTGTTCCACCTGTCTCTTTGAATAACATTAATTTAGGAAGTATCATGTTGCTTTGCGATCAAGCAACACTTCCAGGGGTTTCATTCTCGACAACTCAAATTAGAACATTCGGTGAATTTAGAGAAACACCATATGAAAAACTATTCGACAATGCATCTTTTTCTTTTTATGTAGACAAAGAAATGTATGTTAAATATATGTTCGACCAGTGGATAAATTCTGTTCAAGATCCAGAAACAAGAAAATTTAACTACTACGACGCATATACAACAGACTGGTCAATTGATGTGCAAGACTTATTAAATAATACACGATATACATTGACTATGTTTGAATGTTATCCAAAGGCTATAAACTCTATTCAATTAGATTATGCTTCTAAAGACATTATGAAAATTAACGTATCAATACAGTATAAAAATTGGCAAGCTGGAACTCGAAGTGTTTTAGAAGTGGATGATGTTATTGATGCGCAAATTTTGAATGAGTATTACAACAATTTCTATAAGTATCAAAATTCAAATAATGGAAATAGCGATATGGAATTCAATGACTCTTCATTTGGACAACAGTTTAATAAATTCGCAACTAAGCTACCAACATAATGTATAAGGATTGAAATGAAAATTGATGATAGTTTATCTGAAGTGTTTGATATAGCACCTATTGTTAAAAACGAAGTAGCCATGCAGGAGACTGTAGTTATTGACAACACAGATAACAAAATTGAATCTGACTATGATATCACTAGAAGTAATCTTCGTTCTCTCTTAACAACTGGACAAGATGCCTTAGTTCAAGCACTTGAAGTAGCCAAACAATCTGAACATCCACGTGCCTTTGAGGTTGTGGGTAATTTAATGAAACAACTTGCTGACGTGAACCAACAACTTATGGATTTACATCAGCAAAAACAGAAATTAGACGCACCAAAAGATGGTGTAGGATCTAAGAAAGAAGTGACTAATAACAATGTTATCTTTACAGGTAGCACTGCTGAGTTGAATAAGTTAATCAAGAATATGTCTAAAGGAGAATAATAATGGCTTTACCATTAAATAGTACACCAGTTTATAGTCTGGTGATCCCATCAACAAAGAAAACCGTAAACTATCGTCCATTCCTAGTTAAGGATCAAAAAGCATTAATGATAGCACAACAAAGTGAAGACCAAAAAGTTATGGTTAATACTTTAAAAACTGTCATAGCATCATGCGTAACAGATCCACTGGATATTGATAGTCTTGCAATGTTTGATTTGGAATACATTTTCACTCAACTAAGAGCTAAGTCTGTAGGTGAAACTGTAGAATTGATTATGTCTTGTGATGTAGATCATGGCGAACAAAATAAAGCAGCCAAAGTAAAAGTTTCAGTCGACTTGAGCCAGATTCAGGTTGAGTCTAAAGATGATCACAGCAAAAAAATTAGCCTATGGGGTGATATTGGTGTTGTGATGAAGTATCCTTCTGTTGATATTATCAAAAAATTTCAGAATGTAAGTGAGTCTGATACTGAGTCTGTGTTTAACATTATATCTCAATCAATAGAGTACATCTATGATGGTGGTGAAGTTTATCATAGTAAAGATCAAACAAAAGAAGAGATGTTGGAGTTTATTAACAATCTAACTACAGATCAGTTCTCAAAGATACAAAAGTTCTTTGAAACTATGCCAAAGCTAACATATGACATCAACTACAGTTGTCCAGTTTGCAGTAAGGCACATCATGTTAGATTGGAGGGTATGGACAGTTTTTTTTAATAAACCTTTGTCATGATAGTCTGACTAACTATTACAAAATGAATTTTGCTTTACTACAATATCATAAGTACTCGCTAGTTGACATTGAAGATATGATTCCATTCGAACGAGAAATCTATGTCCATATGTTAATCGAGCACTTAGAAGAAGAAAAACAAAGACTAGCGAGTAAACAATAATGCAAGCAATACTAGAACAACAAAGATCTAATGTTATTCAATTTCCAGGCAATAAAGCTGCTGGTGGAGGAGATAACACAGGTGGTCTCATACCTGTAATCAAACAGTTAATTTCTAGTATTAATACACTAACAGGTGTATTAAGCGGACAGACAAAGGGTAAAATTACATCAACATCTACTAATCAGTCTTTAAATTCTAGTCTAGAGTCAGAAGTTGAGACAGGTAGATATCAAGATGACCAGATAAAGTTATTAAAACAGATAGAAGAAAACACAAGACCTATTACAGCAGAAAAGGTTAAAGCAGCAGACGAGGGTGGTGGTCTTGGTCTTGGTAGTTTACTGGGAGGACTAGCAACTACTATCGGAATAATTGCTGGAACTATTGCTGGATTAGTCACTGCATGGGCAAAAACTATTAAATTCTTCGTTGTTAATATCGGTCTTGGCATCGAAAAAATGGTTGTGTATTTGTCTAGATGGTTTCCATCTTTAAGAAAGATTTTATTTAACATTGAGGTTACAGTTTCTTTGCTGGTTGACAGCATGAAAGGTATTTTTAATAATGTCATTACAAAAATAGGCAGTATATTTACTGGTGCCATAAACTTCTTCAAAGGAATCTTTGGCGAAGGATCTATGATCGGTAAAGTCATCACTACTATAAAGACTGCTGTTACTGGATTTTTAGAACCAATTATCGCAGGGTTTAAAACAATATCTCAAGTTAGTGGACCAATTGGTAACGCAGTATCGTTTATCAAAAGTGCTCTTGGTGGTATGATGGAATTCTTTGGGATGATAGGATCTAAGTTAAGTTCTTTTGGTAAATTATTTTCTGCAGTATCAGGTGTGGTATCAAAAATCGCATATCCATTAATGATCATTATGTCTGTATGGGATACAGTTAAAGGTGCGCTTGCTGGATGGGAAGAGGGTGGTTTTGTTGGAGCAATTGGTGGTGCAATCAAAGGACTATTCAATGGATTAGTATTTGGCGTACTTGACATGATCAAAGGTGCTATCTCTTGGATTGCTGGCGCACTAGGATTTGATGCAGTAGAGAAATTCTTAGATTCATTCTCCTTTGCAGATATGTTCTCCTCATTCGTTGACGCAGTACTGTTTATACCTAAAAAGATTCAAGAATTTATCATGAGTCCTATAGAAACACTTAAGAGTTTAGGTGAATCTATGATGTCTTTATGGGAACCTATTAAAGATATTATGGGTACTCTCGTTGACGCATTCTTGTTTATACCTAGAACATTGTTTGGATTGATTAATGACTATATTGTAACTCCACTCACGGAGGTGTTTAAACCTGTGACTGATTTTTTCAAAGGTATTGCAAACAAAGTCATGGGATTCTTTGAAGACTTCGGTATACCAGAAATAGGATTCTCTGTTTTAGGTAAAAAATTCTCTTTTGGTCCATACTATCCATTCAGACCAGATGAAGGAACTGTTCGTGTTAGTTCTAATAGTTCACTAGAGCAAAAATCATCATCTAGTGGTGGTGACACTAGTAACTATAAACAAAATATAGTTTCAAGTGGTACTGGCGGTATTGATGAAAAGACGATGAGAGCAAATGGTATGAGTGAAGAAGCCATTGCCAGAGCGAAAGCAAGAAACAAAGATGAAACCAGAGTATTGACCCAAACTGAAAAAGTTGGTAAAGATGGTAGTGCGGTATATAAAGAAGACTTCGCTACATTTGATCCAAAAACTGGTAAGGCAATGTTGTCTGGTGATGCAGCTGCTACTGGAGTAACTACTGACGCACAGGGTAATAAGTCTACTAATGGAACACGTGAAATTAGTAAACGTGCTTTTGATCAGATTAAGAAAAGCGCACAAGCTGGTGGTGATAATGAAAAAATCGCAGAGATTGTCAAAGAAGATGACGCATACCAGAAACTTAGCTGGTTTGATAAACGTAAAGTTGATGTAGGTTACGCTAAGGCATCTGAACTTCTTGCAGTAAGTCAACCTAATACTGCTGATGCGGTTACTAAGAAATCAACAGATGCTGCTTCTCTGAAAGAGAACATCAATAAAGCATCTGGTAACACTAACGTGGTTAACTCTCCATTGACAACATACAATAGTCAGAAAGTTACCAATGTTAAAGCACCAATCAGAAACCAAGAGTCCTCTGTTGGTGAATGGTTAAAGAGCAAGTACCAATAATGAAAAAGGGCTACCGCAATGGTAGCCCTCAATACTTAAGCAGTATTAATTAGTCTTCTTTAGCAATCTTCTCAAAGTAAGACATAACATCATCGTCATCATCGTTAATCTCAGGCATCTTTGGTGCTGGCTTTGACGCTACATTAGGTGCAGATGCTACTGGACGATCTTCTTGTTCAGCAATCTCTGCAGCAGACTTGCTTGCAAAAGAATCACCAGACAAAACTTCATTGAGTTTCTTTTTCAACTCATCATAAGACTTGAAGTTTTTACGATCTGTAAACTCAGACAACTTGTGTTGTGCATTTACGATAGCCAATAGTTTTTCTTCATTATCAGAAACTACTACTGGTTCGCTGAAACCTGACTCATCATAGTTTGCGTAACCATCTTTCTTACGCATACGAAGTTTGAAGTTTGCACCTTCCCACAAATCAAAGACATTAACTGGCTTCTCGTCTTCAAAAGTTGGACGAGCCTTGTCCATAATCTTATCAAAGATTTTCTTGCCAAATTTAAACAAGAATACCTTACCCTCGTTTTCAGGATGCTTAGGATCTGATACAATCAGAACATTGGCAATGAAAGAGAGTTTACGCTTTTGCTTGCGTGCGATTTCTTTGTTGGCTTCAGAACCAGAGTTCCAAAGAGTGGTGTTTAACTCACCAACAGGATCGTTTTCGCCAAGAGTGGTTAGAGAGTTTTCAATATACCACTTACCAGTTGGACCTTGGAAGCCATGAGAAAAGATTCGAACCCATGGGAGTTCATCACCTTCTACACGTGGAAGAAAGCGAAGTGTGGCTGTGCCATTACCTGCTTTGTCACCTTCCAATCGCCAAAAGCGATCATCGACATATGACTTGGTTTCTGTTTGGGGGTTTGCGACTTTCTCGAATGCATTAGAGATTGCACCAAAGTCTGAGTTGCGCATTTTGCGGAGTGCTTGAATATCCATTTCGTATTTCCTTTGTATAAAAGTATGTTAAGTATTTTTAGTATGTTTAATTGTAATTTCATCATTTATTTCAATAGCATCATCAAATGGTGTATCGTCAAAATCATAATCTTCTTCAACATAACTATTTAGCGTTTTCATTCCGCCAGTCTTTCGACCATTAGAATGTTTCGGTTGTTTTCCAGAACGCTCACTGGAAAATTCATCAATGTGTTTCTTGTATGTCTTGCCCATAATATCACTATGCAATTTCTTCTATGAAGTGATTAAAAATCTTTTCGATCTTAATCTTATCGTATTTAACAAACCCAGTCAACTTTTTTATTCGTCTTAGTTCGTTATCCCAAATATATTTTACTGATACATTTTGCATCCACTTCTCTATTAAAGGATAAAAATCGTCTATAATTCTTAGTGTTTCGATGGATATCTTACCACCAATAAACATGTTTAGAGTTATTGGATATTCATTTTCAGTAAATTCAAATATTGCACTGTGTTTAAGTTTGTTCATCTCAACATAGGTTAGCATTGCAGCTAGGTCGTCAACGAACACCTTTGTAATACTTTGTTTACGTTTCATCCACTGAAGATAATTGTCTTCAGCTTCCTGTCCAGCATAGATTGCATTCTCATTACCATAAGCAAAGTTAGAAGTAAAGAACTGGATGATGTCTTTATCTTCTGGATGCTTGATGGCAAGTTTCTCAAATATGTATCTATCATTCCTAGCATTAAATGCTTCACGTGTACCACGAACATTGCCTCTGTTTTCAAAGACATTAAATTTATCGGTGGTGAAGTGAAGTTTAATTGCTAAGTAATAACGATATGCTTTAAATCCGTCCACTTTTCAATTTCCTACACTGTTCTTTCATAGCTGGAGTATAATCTGGAGAGATCTCCGCTATACTACAATTATAAGTTTTTCCACTAGGTGAATGGGTGATCAAAAATATCATGAGAGAAATATAACAAATAAAACCTATTAGGAAAAGAATCCATACTCTTATACTAATAGTATCATTATCAAACATCTAATTGTGCCTGTTTAGGTAAATAGTTCAATTCACGAAAGTCCATTTCAATCTTATCCTTCAGCGACTTATTGATAAGCTGGCAAATGTCTTCTGGTTCCAAGTAATTGATGCGGCAGTATTCAAGAACCGCATCCATATATGTCATCTTACTTTGGCTAACTTTCTGCTCAATGTGTAGAGAAAAATCGTTAGCATTTTTAAACAGCAAAACTTCATTATCTAATTTCATAATATTAATCTAGTTTCTCTGGATCAGGATTATAAACTTCATGAAATACAGTCGGATCCCAATTTTTAAATTCATCAGTGTCCTTATATGATTCATCTGTTTTAGATAATCTTTCTAACTTAGCAGCTTCAGTTTCAAATGTGCCAGCTGCAATAGCTTCTTCTTTAGCTTTCTTCTCAGCAGTGACTGCGTCTGCTCGTTCTTTAGCTGCATTAACCTTTTCTGTGTCAGCCTGTTTCAAGTCTGCCTTCTTCATCCAATATTCAGCTTCTTTAATTGAACGAGAAACATTATCATAATCTTTTAGTTTGGCTTTATATAATTTCCAAACTGGCGTATCAGTATTATCTGAATCCATCTGGTCACCATACTGGTCTAAGAACATAGAGAAAAACTTGTCGAGTCTCATTTTAACTCCAAGCAATTCCTGATACTCATTGATTTTACTAGTTGTGCTCATTTAATTTCCTTATTGTTGTGGGAGTAATAGACACAGTTATTTATCTATTATACAGTATTTATTATTGCAAGACAAGCTATTTATCCTCGTCGCATCCTTGCAATGTCCATAGCTTCTTCGTCAGAGAAGATAGGAACAGCATTGGACTTATGCATCGTTCCAATTCCTTTAACCTTAGTTCCTGTGTAGACTGGACTAGGTTTCTTACTACAGTCATGGTACCCAGAATTCAGACTAGGATACTTTACAGTTTCTCGCTGATATGGTTTCTGTTGCTTAACAACCACAGTTGCAGAAATATCCTTAGTTGGATACTTCTTTAGCATAGCTTCCCAGTTAGCTCTCAACTCTCGCTGTTTGGCATTTGGTTTAGACTTCTTTTTACTAGAATTTTTCACGTAAATAAACATAGATCACCTAAGAAAAACATTAACATTTGACACATTTCGGATAACATCATTACTTACATTAAACGCTATGGGAATCGTCTGTTGTTTCTCATCAATCAACAACGCTGGCTGATTATAACGAACATTGTAACTTCTAAAGATAGAGTTATTGACTGATTCTCCAGATTCAACATATCGATACAATTTCATATCTAAGTAATTCTCATGTAGGACTACTTCTTGTCCACCAACATCAGCTACAAGAACTAACTTTGGATTGCGTGGTAGATTCATATCAACATTAATGCTGGAACACTCATTACCACTAAAGCAGACCATCATATTGTTATTGATTGGTCGTTCTGGTGGTTTTGTAGCAGAGTAAACACCAAGAGAAGCCAATGCACCAATAGCACCAAAATTAGTCATTGAATATGATATCGCTCCACCAGTAATCATGTCACGAATGTTATTATTCGTATCTCCCTTTTGATTAACTACACTGGCAAATGATTTCATATCACTTATCCACTTCGGTTGCCATGATAAAGTTATATTTGCATTTACAGTAGTCTCATACGCTCCAACTTTAGTAGAAACTGAAGATGCATCAGCCCTAATTGCAGAAGTAACATTGTTTAGATGCCTTACAATCTTCTCTCTCTTGTCATGTTCGTCAAAATCAATATTCAATGAAGTGCCTCGATTCTTCTTCATCGAATTGTTTTTCGGAACAACATCTGCAATGATCTCTACCTCATAGCCAATAGGAGTGGAGTTTTTCGAAACAACTTTATATGTTTTAATAACTCCACCATTGTACTGGTCAATCTGCTCAGTGACACTTCCATTCTTAGCATGGTTTTCACCGATGATGAATGTGCTTGCACCTTTCTCAAGTGCTTGTGTCTTTGCATTCTCTAATGCAGAAGCATAGGTAGCACCATAACCAGTCACACGCACTTCTTCGGCAGAAGCAAACGTAGATATCAATAAAAGAGACAGAAGTGTTTTCTTCATTAGAAACCATTCATTTGAGTACGAACAACAGATGCAGCATTGATACTTTTCTTGGAAACCATAAGTGTCACAGCAACCATATTAGACTCACGATCAATACTACGATTGGAAATATAAGCACCACGTAGAATACCCTGAGAGTTATCATTAATATTTTCAGTTACAGACTGTGAAATTTTACTGGCTCTGTTACGCTCTTCCTGACTATATTGAGAGTGGTCTACTTCTGTGTCACTTCCGAACAATTCATCAGACTTGGTATCTTTACTTCGTTTACTGTTTTCAGAGCCATTAGATGTAACGATGTCTTTCAATGCAGTCTTTGTCACATTCTCGACTGCCTTACCAGACTTGATGTCGTTGTTTAAAAACTCAACTAGATTACGCTTTGCACGCATCGTTGCTAACAGGAATGCGTCTTCACGACCCTGAGCATGGTTGAAGTTGATAGGTGCTGTACCTGATGTTTTGATTAACAGCCAATCACCCTCTTCTGAGAATTGCAACTGCACTGTTCCAGCTGTCTCAAGAAATTCTGCTTCTGCTTTCCTGATATCTGGTTTCATCTCCAGTTTATTTTCTACTTTGGCAACAGGTGGTGGACTCTTACTCGTGGATGCACATCCAGTAAGAAATACAGCAAGAACTGCCATTGATATAATACTCTTCTTCATTTCACATTCTCCTTAATTACAATTTTCGCACTGTCAAGTTGACGATCTGCAAAATTAGCAAAATTACTAAATCCTACAGTTGCAACAATAACACCCATAATAAATCCAATCAATAATTGCATAATATATTATACTCCATTTATGTTTAAAAGTCAATCAATTTATACAACGAATCCAGACGTGTCTTTCTTCGCTTTACCTTTGGCTTTGAGTCCAACGATAACACCTTTGGGATCCAAGAAACGCAAGTCTGTTTCATCCCCATTAATCACTGGGAGACCAAGATAAGTCTTCGGTAATTCTTTCTTGAAAACAACAGCAATGTTCAATCCTGCCTGTATTGCAGCAAGAACATCATTGATGTTTCCATCGGCATTGGAGAATGTTAGGTGGTAGTTTGGAATGTCACCAACTTTACGACCAAGCACCTTAGTGTAGTCATAAAATTGCACTTGTGGGAACATCTGGAAAATATTGCGTCCTTCCAGAATCTCATACTTCTCCCATGACAAGTCACTGGTGCCATTCAATCGAAAGACAGGGATTAGTCCCTTCTTTTCTGCATACTTGATGGTCTTGACGATATCGTTAAGCAACTGTGACATGAATGCTGAGCGATTCTCAAAAAACATCTTTGTCTTGCGTATACGTGCCTGCTGAATCACATTAGTGGATTCACCTTTCTTGAAGATGCCACCACGTCCAGCAAGATTTAAGCATGCTTCCGTGCAACCCTTCGTGCGCTTCGGGCAGACTTCTTTTCCAGACAAGTCTGCTGGCGCAAAGTGCAGTACTGAAGACAAATATCCCTGTGCCTGTCCCTTTAGCAATTTTGGATTACCGACTGTTAGAAGACTCATAATAAACCTTTCTTAATCACGATAAGGTATATTATGCTCCAATAGTCAATTAAAGACAACAACTTTCTGGACACTCGTAAGTTGTTGATTTATAAAGGAAAAATAACCCCTAGACTAGAGGGGTTATTTCCTTACTTTGGGCGAACAGCAGTCCCATAGGCGATACAGATGGTATCAGTTTGCTTTGCATATGCACATCTAACTGCAACTGGGTCAATACCCTTAACGATTGCAGACTCTACATTGCGTTCAAGTGATTTTAATTCAGAGTACTGGTAAAATGTAAATGAACCAATCGTAGTAAGAATAACTAACGCAATAGAAACTGTGAGAACATTATCATTCATTATAAATTCCTTTATTTTAGTAAGTACCATTATCAATAACCATTCTTAACCAGAATGGACCAAAGTTAGCATATAATCCATGTTGTTGTGGATCCATATCTGTTGGTTTCAATAGTTGAAATCGAAAACTCCAGTGATATGGATTGAAAATAATTCCTATCCATACACCAGAATATTTTAAGTAGTTAATTAAGTTCTTTAACATCGTCGCATAGTCCTAACTTTTTAGCTTCTAATGGGCTCAACCACATATCCTGTGGCGGTAACAATAACTCTTTAATTTTCGCCTCAGACAATCCACTACACTTTTTATAGTGAGCAATCATCTTCTTAGTAGTCAAATCAAACTCTTTAACAGTTGCAAATAACTCATGCTCTTTTCCAAACGCACCCCATGAATACTGGTGCGATAAAATCGATGTATTGGGTGTCAGAAGTCTCTTACCTTTTTCACCAGCAATAAAAATCATAAGTCCAGCAGAAGCAATCTGACCAAGACCAATTGTACGAATTGGAATGGCAGAGCCACGCATGGTATCAATAATAGCAAATGCTGCATTCAAGTCACCTCCAGGAGAAGTGATAATCAAATTTAATAGATCAGGTCTTTCTTCTTGGAAGTTACATTCAAAAATCCACTCAACTGTTTGTTTAGCAGTTTGAAGGTTAATTTCTTCCATCAGCAAGAAGAACGAGTGTTGTGCGTCCTCTGTCTCGTTCAACTGTAGGTTTAATTTGCGCATCATATGTTCCTCTTTCTCTATAAAATATATGTCTTCCAATAACTACAGTCTTCTGCAGTTTCCATCTAGGATTCACGTAATCGGCATGATAATATAATGCACCTTTTGTGATATCTTTCAATTTTTCATAATTAGCGTATACATACAACGCTGCTTCACGTGATAGTTCATACTGTTGTTTCTGTCTATTAGTAATTTTATTTTCACACATCCATGTGAACTGACATGTGTAGTTATTCTTTTGTTTAACTACACTGCAAATATCTTTTGGGAATCTTGGGTCTTGTACTCTATTCAATGTAACGAATGCCACCGCCATTCGTCCCTGTTCTGCTTCATAACCAGCTTCATGATACACATTGTCTGCGAGACAATCAATTTCTTTTCTTGCTTCTTTTGTTAGTTGATGATATTCAATATCTAGTACTTTATCTGATGAGAACGATGTTGTTGATACACTTAAACAACTGACGATTAATAATGTTATTAGTATTAGTATGCGCTTATGCATATAATCTCCTTAATTAGTTAAAGAGAAGTGCACGAATGCACTTCTCCAATCCCGTATCAGGTTGACTTTTTGCTTATAGTCTTTGTATCTTGGGGGATATTTGAAACGAAACCATTCAAGACCTGAGCCTTTGCAATGATGTCGAGTTCGGATGGGATAGCAGGGAATCCTGGATGATCAGGAATAGTGCCACCATTGAGTTTAGCAGATTCGACTTTCATATGCCAGTCGTTGCTAATTTGTTCACGCTTACCGTAGTACTCATCGTTAAGCATGTCTTTCGCCATTTTTAATAGTTCAAGGCGAATCTCGAACGGTGTCAAATTACTCATGTGTTACTCCTTGTGTGTTATGAGTTGTGTGTATGGTGATTTTGTAGGGTTCACCAACCCTCTGTACAATTATTTAGGTGTTTCTACCTTTTTCTTTGGAGTTGGTTTGTTACCTTTTGGTGGTGGAGGACATTTACCTTTCTTATCCTTTTTGACGCAGTTATCATTCTCAACAGGTTTACCTGCATCTGCTTTAGTGACAGCTGGTGTTGCAACGACTGGTTTGGTTTCTGCTGCAGATGCAACTGTCATCAAACCGATTGATAAAAATAAAACGCTTAGTAATCTCATATGTTCTCCTGTTAATAGATGGTAGCTTATTCTGTTACGAGGAAAGCTACCGAAACCCTAAGCAGTGTTTAGGCTGCTAATGCGAACAGTTCGTCGTTTGCGTTTACGTTGTTTTACTTTTAGCGAGTATCTGTCTCGAGTTGTCCATCTTCTTACTTATTGCTCTGTCGAAACCTAGTCACCCCCATCAGAAGTATATTCTGTCATCGTTTTTGCTACGCTGGTAACGACCAAGACCTCAAAGAATACGCTTCTGGTGGAGGTGGGGAGAATCGAACTCCCGTCCAGCACACCTTTCGGTCAACTTCAAACAACCATATCACTATTATACATCATATATTCTTACAATTCAAATTATTTATCGTTGAGCACTGACACCAAACGATGGATCACTGCCAGATTTTTCTTCACCAGCACCCAATACACATGCTAATCTGGAATCATATTCCACCATAGTCCATGAACGAGTTTCTTTGTTCATTAGTAGTGTCATGTGAGTATTGTGCACTGTCTTTCCAACCCAAACTGGTTTCTCATTATGGGTATTTGAGAAGTAACCCATTACTGCTTCTACTTCAGAGCACTTCATTGGTTTAGTTAAATCGACAATGCTCTGTGCTGATGCTAAAGTGTTGAAGCAAAATAAAAATGCTATCGTTGAAATGTATTTCATTTGATCCTTAGATATTGTATTGGTTTCGATAGTCCATTCTCAATTTCCTAAATCCAGCTATCCAATTATCACGTTTCTCTATGAACAATCGAGGGAAGTCGTTGTCAACTCCCATTATAATCACAAGTCTTCCAATTGGAATTCCTGTGCGCTCTTCAAAAGCTACTGCATATGCAGCAGTTTGCATAAAGTACTGATGGATATCATCTCTGTCTTTCGGTTTTGATGATGTCTTAAAATCAATAACAGATAACTTACCTTGGAACTCTGCAATACAATCAACTGTACCAGCAACCTGTAAAAAATCAGAGTAGAGTGGTGTTTCTAAACAATGAATGTTATCAATGTCATCTAACCATTCTCGCATCGACCCAAACATCTCTGCATCAGATATAAGTGGGCTGGCATCTCTTCCAAGCAAATAGTTTTCACAGAGTGTATGGATTCTTGTTCCACGTCCTGATGCTTTTGCAGATACTCTGTTAGCTTCTTCTTCACCGACTCTTCTTCGCCATTCCATGATTCCTTTTTTTGTTTGGAGTCCTGTAACTGTGGTGACGCTAGGATAGGCTTTACCTGATGGTGTTTTGTATAGACGTGTTCCATCGGATTGTGTGTCACGTTCAAGTTTATCCCAATCATGATGTATAAAATTCTTTAATTTAGACTGAGAAACTGCTTCCGCAACCACATGTGGATTTGGCGTTTGGATTTGATATAACAAATTGTGATCCTTTTAATTTATCGCTAGTAAAATCTATAGTAGCATTTTCAAAATATTGCATACTTAAAGCATCAACCAAAAGATTATCAATAACGAAATCATCTTCTTCTTTATTTTCTTCAAGTGTAAATCCATAGTTAAATCCAGAACATCCACCACCTTCTATAAATGCTCTTACATATTTCATAGATGGCTCATCCATTAAGATCTCATCTAGTTGAGTCTTTGCGGATTCTGTTAAAGTGATCATATTATGTCAATAAATGAATTGCTTCATTATAGTGTTTGATACGATCTTCCAAACCGATATAACCACCATTGATCTTTCTGGTCATTGTTTTAATATCGCCAGCATCTGCTTCACGATTTAAATTAGATCTATTCCAAAACCAAATTGCTGACATAAGAGCAAAATCTCTATCTGCAGTAACCCAGTCTGGATTATCAACTACATTTTGCCAGTCATCAAACATATCTTTTGCGAATTGCATGTAGTTTGATTTTCCAGTCAGTTGAATTGGTCCACGTCCACGATACTTATATCCATCACCAGATTCTGGTGCGCCATTACCCATGCGGTTTGCATAGATTTTGTTGGCAATCATTTCTGGTTTTCTGGCATATGGTTCAGCTGATTGAAGAGTAGGGAAATACTTTTTAAATAAACTATGTAAACCCTGCGCTGAATAATTTAAGTTCTCTTCAAAAACTGTCCAACCGCCAGATTCGTGTCCACATTGCGCCAAAAAAGCAGCTACACGTTCTGGTGTGTTAATGTTATAAGTTGGGAATACTTCGTTCATAGAAGACGCCCAACTCTCTGGATCTTGAGCACGAGGGAACAAGTGACGGAATTGATCTGCTGTAATCATTTTTTGAATATTGATTTAATTTTTGTTTCTAAGGCAATTGCCCAGTTAGGTTGTGGGAAATGCCACCCAATAAATGCACCAACTAAAACTAAAAGTATTGTTTCTATCATACTACTTTCCTCCTATGTTTTCTATTTTATCTTCATATCTTAATTTTGCTAAGATATAATCTTTTACTAAAGAAGAACGAACAATATCATCTACAGTAAACTCAATACGAGTGAATGCATTCATATGTTGAGCTATGTCAAAGAATTTTAAGATTCCAGTAACATCGTTCTTCCTTTTATTTAGATCTGTCTGACGATAGTCACCACACCAAATAATCTTTGATCGATAACCAACACGTGTCATTACAGTATCTATTTCTTCATAAGTCATATTTTGCATCTCATCAACAATGATGATAGCATCATCAAAAGACATACCACGAATAAATGATGTTGAGATAAACTCAATGTGGTGCTGTTCTTCTAATCTATCCCATGCGTCTTTGCGACCAAATAAAGTTTCGCAGATCTGACGATATGGTTGTTCATAAATTTCCATCTTCTCATTTACATCGCCTGGAAGATGTCCAATCTCACGTCCCTGTACTGCTGAACGAACAACAATAATTTTATCAAAAGGATTGCTTTTATCTAAAACTTCTTCTATTGCTTTATACAGTGCACAAAAAGTCTTTCCAGTTCCAGCTACTCCATGGAGTGCTACAAAATAATCTCCTCGTTTATATGCATCAAAGAATAATTTCTGATTATCTGTCAACGGCTGGAATGTCTTCAGATCATCGATGCGCAATCTTAAATGATTGCTTACTGGTTTTCTTTGATTATTTTCTTTTGGCTCACTTTGTTCATTATCTACTACCTTCAGTGCTGCTTTACGAGCCATTCGTACCCCTCTTTTATAATTGTGATGATGATTGATTTAATTGACTTCCTGGAGTTTTTTCGTGGATTCTTTGTAGCACCTCCTTAAATCCTGAATCATATTTCTTTGATGCAGAAAGTTTAGTTGGATCACCAAGCATTGGTGCACCAATGATGGTCTCTAGATGCGGATTGGCAGATCGATATGGATCGAGTTCAGCAATCTTCATGACAACTTCAGTAACTTCACCTGTGTCTGTGTTTTTAAAAGTATAGGTAGGCATAATCTTATTTATAAAGGAATCATCTTGAATTTGACTTTATCTTTCTCTTTAATCGCAATTGCTTTATGGTTTCTATTACGCAACTCTTTTACATACCACTCTGGTATAGGTCTATTCGTCCAAACAGCGAATGGTTGCTTATCATTGATGTAATAGTTATGGTATGCTTGAATAGAATCACCTGAGACTTTGTATTGGTCTGGCATACATTGTGGCATCAGTGTTGAAATTGTTTTCGTAATATTATTTGGCGGAGAAGAAAGAAATGGAATCAGTTTCTCAGCGACGTGATGTTTACCATAACGAAATGTATATTCTTTCATTAGTTCTCGCCAGAGACTCGCCCAGAAATGGACTTACCTTCATACTCATATCCATCAAGAAGCCGATGAGCAGTTGAGAGAAGTTGTGCATATTCCAAAATCATTTTTACGACATGCTTATCAAGATGTTGTTTTGCACATTCTTTAGTATCTGTATCGAGATAGAAGATATTCATAGTTTCACCTGTACACGTGGGACATCATACCAAACACCATGCATTTTGATATTTCCATATTGATCATGAGTGTTTTGTTTAACTTGTAATGCAACTTTTGTAATCTTTTGATCTTGCATATATTCAACTACCTGAAACTCATAACTGATTGGATCAGGTAGTGTGAATGTAGGTGCTTGTGGTGTTGGTGGTGGAACATATGGAATAGTGCCAGTAAATGTACTTGTAGTTAATATCATTACAAATTCTCAGGGTTGTTGTAGAAGTAATTATACACTAATTCTTTGGCTTCGTCAAACGACTCTGCAACTAATGTAACAAATGCAATACTACCAACAATATGAATGTCGTATGGAACAGATCCTGTG